TTGCAATGCAATACCACACAATACGTATCAATGTAAAACTCCGGCCACACAATCAACTTGTTTATACTGCAGGACCAACTAATTCCAATCAGGGGTGTACAACGTCGCCACAACCGGATGTCACAAAAATTATCGATATAAGGCTATATGGTGATTATGTTCATTTGGATGTCGAGGAGCGACGGCGGTTTGTGGCAAATACGCATGAATATTTGATTGAACAGGTTCAATATACATCAAAAATTAGCATACCGGCGGGGAATACCACTGCTACGATCCCATTGGAATTCAATCACCCCTTACGAGAAATGGTGTTTGTCCTGCAGCGAGATTGTATGGAAACGTATAATGAATGGTTCAATTTCAGTAGTACTTCTTTACAAGAGGTGGGTATCAAACGTGATATGCTCCAACAGGCTGTTCTTCAGTTGGATGGATATGATCGATTCGAAATTCGGGATGCAGGCTATTTTCGTCTTGTTCAACCCTACCAACATCATACGAATGTGCCGAATAATCAGTTCATTTACACCTATTGCTTCGCCTTACGTCCGGAAGAATTACAGCCTTCGGGAGCATTGAATGCTAGCCGAATTGATACGATCAAATTATTAATTGCTCTCCGACCGGATCCAAATAGCTCGATGCTTCCATCTAATCCAAATTATGTACCCCAAAGAGGAAATTCTCATATTCGTGTATATGCAACGAATCACAATATACTTCGAGTTGTAAATGGATTTGCCGGTCTTTTATTCAAAATCTAAACGATATATAAACCAGATGGCATTAACAGGAATACCTGTAGCATTAGGAACACCTGGATTGGGAGGTATAAATCCACTTCAAAACAGAATGTCTACATTATTTACACAGGGCGGTTTACAAATGTCAAAGGCAGCATTAGTGGGTTTAACATTATTTCCATCCACTGGCTATGTGGGTGTTAATTTATTTGCTGTCAAACAAACCATATCGGGATCATTAAAAGCCCTTGCATATGTTGCTGGTCTAATATTATCATTTTATACACATAAATACATGTCGAATATTCCTGCACAAGTTGTAAAATGGTTTCTATTATTAGCTCCACCATGGTATGTATATGATATATTACAGGTAATTGATACATATTTTAATGGTTTTCACAATCCTATTGGGGAGGTTGAGCCTGTAAAAGAAACACGTGGACAATGGATATTAACGTTATCCTTGATCGGTTTGATTATGGGTACCTTGTCTGCCTCTGTTGCAACATCATTATTGAATTCTCCTCTCACAAAAATGTTATTTCCACAGGCTATTATATCCCAATATATTAGTATAGGTAGCTATGGAGGGTCGTCAGCATTAATCTTGATGGGGCTTATGGGTATATTTTTTTCAGAAGATACACCTCAAGCGGCAGAAAGGGGGGCAATACCTCTGGGTGGGCAAGCCGCGCTGGCGGGAGCGCCGCTGGCGGGAGCGCCGCTGGCGGGAGCGCAGGGAGCGCTGGGAGCGCCGCTGGCGGGAGCGCAGGTAGCGCAGGGAACGCAGGTAGCGCAGGGAGCGCCGCTGGCGGGAGCGCTGGCGGCGCAGAACGTAATAAATCGTGCTTATCAGGCAGGTGGGGGGATCTCTCTCCCCCCCCTTTCCAGTTTTCTCAAATATAAACGATCCACCAATATTCATGAATCAACCACATTTTTGTGTCTCCTCGGTATCATTTTTGTAGGAGGAGTTCTCCTATCCACTTTGAGGGCTAAAGACAATCCTTAATACATATACTATGCGGGATCTTACTGATCAACAAGAATTTGAACAACTCATTGGTTTAGGAGACGCTCCCTCCTTCTATGTTCCCGAACTGACGATTATTTATTTTACAGCTGATTGGTGCGGAGCATGTCGTAGTCTAGATCTTCCATCATTAGAGAATATGTCAGATAATGTGTTGTGGCTAAAGTGTAACGTAGATACTAATAACTATACGCCCGGATATTGTAATGTAAAATCAATTCCCACATTCCTTGCCATTGCAAATAAGAGTGTTATTGGTATGCTTCAGCATAATAAGACATCCAAGGTGCAAGAGTGGGTCCAGAATTTGTATCAAATCAACTATTCACAAAAAAATTGAAATAAAATTGTTCACGTACGTTATTCTAATGGTCTATGTTTATATGAAAAATAATGAGGGTCTTTTCGTGTGTCAACATTGTGGTGAGACACGAAAAAATCAAAACACAATGCACTATCACTTGAAGAAGCATGAGGGAAATTTACCCTTTGCATGCTCCCTTTGTGATAAGCAATTCCTTCATGCCTCCACACTTGAACTTCATAGAAAGGCACAGCATGCCCAAGAAGAAGAACGTATGTTTAAATGCCCCGAAAATGGATGTTCTTTTAAGGGTACCCTTACACGTTCCAATCTTATTGTTCATTATGTGCGAAAACATAAGAAGGATGCCGTTATCAATGCAATGATGAAAATGGAGAATGGTACGTACAAATGTAAAATTTGTGAGAAGGAAACAAATTCCCTATCGGCATTTCATTATCATATTGCAGGATGTTTGCCGGAGTTTAATCTTCCACTTTCGTAATCACCTGTGTTCGAATAATCATGTTTTTCAAGTGATAGCCGAGAGCACCGAAACCAGTAATCAATAACATTTCATATGCTGGACGCTGGGTTTTTTTCCCAAAATATCCAATCCATATCAAAAGAGGCCCAACCAATAGGACATGTATTATATTTACCCAAAATACCAGTGATTTTGAATAATATCGCATCATAGCCTTGATACCATGATAGACAACGACGAGAATACCGAGGCCAAATAACACATGATAGAGCCACTCCGGTGTATCTGCTCGTTTAAATCCGACAAATAATAAAAGGGGTACAATACATGCTATATGAAATATAGATATGATCATACTTGGATCCATTTATCTATATATAAGTTTTTTATAACACGATGTGCTGAATTTAATACTCCTTATGGAGTATTAAATATGTGCTTACATCGCTAACATAGACATGTAGGCTAAGTTAGGTACACCCTGGGGGTGTACCTAACTTTGGCACATGTCGGTAGAGGCTTTGGCCTAAATAGAGGTGTTTCGTAATATCTAGGAATGGTGTACATTGCAACACTTGCAATCGGCCATGATTTTCGTAAAGCACTTGCAAAATGCTTAGAATCAAAACGGGCCTACGCTGAAAGGCATAGTTATACGTATATAGAAGGAGACGAAAAAGTATGGGATAGAACACGCCCCATTCCATGGTCAAAAATCCCCTTTTTATTAGGAATTTTGGATAAAATCCCTGACGGGGAAATTGTGTGGCTCTCCGATGCAGATGTATTGATTACGAATTATGAATACTCATTAGAAGCACATATTTTTCCATTATTTCCAAAGGAAAAACATATGCTAATGTGTGTAGATGCCTGCCGGAATTTGAATTCCGGCAATATATTTTTGCGTAATTCAACTTGGATGCGTTCATTTTGGAAAAGAGTAAGTAAACAGACGGAACTCTTATATCATATATGGTGGGAGAATGCAGCAATTATTAAACTTTTAGCCTTAGAACCGGATTCATTGGCACATGTGGAAATTATCAAGGATCATACACGTTTCAATTCATATTTACAGGGAAATGTGGGCGAATCGCTATGGATTCCGGGGCATTTCTTAGTTCATTTTGCCGGTGTATACGATATTTCAGTTATACAGGAACTTGTAGAATTTATTTTAAAGGGTAAAATACCCAGAATTTTGTACAACAAAAAAATCGAAATCTTAAATATAGATGCCCCCCCCTAATACGCCTCCTGGAATGCCTCCCATGCCCACAGGGTCAACTGGAATGCCTCTGATGCCCACAGGGTCAACTGGAATGCCTCTGATGCCCACAGGGTCAACTGGAATGAAGGGTGGTGCCCGCCATACTCGCAAGTCCTCTCGTATGCCCATGCGCGGTTCAAAGGCACAGGTATGGCACGGAACAGCCCACCATACTACGGGAGGTTTAACAAAAAAGGATTTGATGATGACCAAGAATGGACGGATTGTTTCTCGTAAAAAGCACGCCCTCGGTAAAAAGGCGCTCCGTCGTCTTGTAAAGGCTGGCTATAAGGCGAAGAAGGGTACGTTCAAGTTATTCAAGCGTAGTAAGTAAACTTCCGGTCAGTTCTCGGCAGCCCCAAAGGTATCAGCAATAGAGTGTAGTATTTCGGCTGCCTCCTTTAATGTATACGTCATTTGATGACATTTTTCCGAAAGATCAAACCAATATAGAGAACCACGTTTATCTGTTTCTCCTATTGAAGACCATACCAATCCCACTTCCGATATTTGTATCTCTTTTAATACCGATTTCAAGTTATACTTGGATAGGGCCTGTACACCGATACGACGCTGTAAAAGGGGTTCAATCGTATCATATTGGCAATCATGTGTCCAAAAAATGGCCTCCCAGTCAGGCAGAAGAGGTGCCGATGATCCAAGTCCAATAATCGTAATACCCTCAATATTGGATAAATGTTGAAAAACATTTGAAGAAGGTTCTGATCCTGACCATACGAGCCGTGTTGGTTTCGGGGCATGCATTAAATAGGTGATTGCTAGGCGTAAATCAGTTGTATCATGTATGATAAAAACGGCATCCCATTTCATGGTAAGAAGCCATGTAGAATTCGTCGAGTTCTCCAGCATAATAAGACATTTACGACCTCTATGAGCAACCTCTCCGTCTAGGACAGCGACACGGGAACGTAGAAGGATTGGGAGATGTTTGGATGAGCCTATACAATAGAATTTTTTTGATTTCAGGGATTCTCCATAACCCTCTAGATGAATCGTATCAGTTTCCATGAGTTATATTACAGAGAAATTGTTTAGACCTTTTAAAAATTGATATATATATTATCGAAAGGATTATTATGCATGGATATACTCCTCCCCCTCCTCATATCATTCCGGAAGAGGCGATTCCATTTATGAAAGCTATGACACCCAAGGAAAAGAAACTACATGAGCTTGCAATCAAACTACTTGGTTCCTCTTATTTTGTGGAAACATCATATGCTTTCAAGTCGTGGAAAAAGAAGCAGATGGAAAATCGGTAGATAGATTAAGATGACACCACGTATAAAAAAGAGGGGGTCAGGGTCGACCCGGAGGCAACAGCGGGGTGGGCAGCTGCTTCCTACAACTACAGGGCCTCCTACAACTACAGGGCCATTAATAACACTCACAAATACAATTCAACTCGATAGTACTCATATGAAAATCACATTATCAAAACAACCCAAATCTGTTATAAATGATTTAAATGGTGTCATATATTTTTCGGATACAACTAGTATCAATACACTAACACCTACACTATCCGTCAGTGATATTGGAAACATTTATGATACTGATATAAAACAATCGTTACCGATTACGCATATAACATATATTGCTGGAAATACGATTTTTATGACAACGAGTGGAACACGAGTGATCTTATTAACTCTTGAAGGAAAGGCACGATATTATGAGGGAGCCATAAGTACTATCAGTGATACGTTGAACAATGCCGACGGCCAATATATTCTGTGTTTGAATATGATAAATGGATCATCTCCTATAGGGAATATAACCGGTGGATGGACAACAGCGCCCTTACAAATAATGGGTGTTGTTTATATAAATGAAGCTATATATATTGGTATTGATACCCTATATAATAAAGTCATAGGTATAAATATATCGGGTAGTTCCAAATACACAATTGGAACATCTATAAATGCATTTGATCCACTTATATATTCGAATTATCCTTCGCCATCTATAACAAATGCATATATATTCAATGCCATACCCCAGCCTGTTTCACAAAATGCTGTACCCGTATATTGGAGAACAAATGTATTTGTCCCCAATCTAAATAATCCATGTGGTATTGGTGTTGAAACAGCAGGAACATTTATTGTTGCAGATACATTGAATAAATCGATTAAACGTATATCACGATATGGAGAAGTAACCAATATTGCAGGAGCAGGAACATCCGTGGGAACATTTGTGAATCCCACAGGGATCGCTATTGGTTTAGATGGGTCTATATATGTTTCGGATATTGGGGCAATTTACAAAATAAATAAGAATACTATGACATCTATAACCAAAAATGTTGCAAATAATAATAGTATTGCTGTTGGAAATGATGACACACTATATGCAATCATTGATCAGCGTATCGAAAAATATGCTAATAGTGCTTGGACGGCATTAACAGGAACGATAGGTAAATTATCGAATCCGTCCTCTATAAAATTTGGATCCGATGGAATGTTATATATAAATGATGAAGGGAATTTAAATATTTCCATGGTGGATCCTGTATCGGGTAATACATCTATCACTATTATGTCAAATGGAGCTCCCTATGAAATTTTATTTACACAATATGCCACTATATATGTGACCTCTTATTCCACAACAACACGGCTACTACCCACTACCACTGCTGGACCGACTACCACTGCTGGACCGACTACCACTGCTGTTGTAACTACCACCGCTGTTGTAACTACCACTATGGGGCCTACTATAACTGCTCCATCTACTACGACTGGGCCAATTATAAATTTAGCTATAAATACTCTCCCTATATCTGTATCAGGTCCAAAGCAGATAGCGAGGGATTATAATGGGAATATATATATTGCTGATAGTAAAAATAATCGAATATGTATTGTGAATAAAAATGCTGAATTAACATCTATAGGAAATAGTAACTTATTTAATAATCCATCTGGAGTTGCAGTTGATACTATAACAAAAACAATATATGTTGCTGATACAAATAATAATCAAATATCTATGGTTGATAATAATGGTAATATATCAGTACTTGCAGGAACGAAAGTACCAGGATTCACCAATGGAAGTTCATCGACTGCACAATTTAGAAATCCCTTATCACTTGTATATACAAATACGGGTATTATTTATGTTGCAGATACGGGTAACAATGTCATACGTAAAATATCACAGGTAACATATTTAATACAACGCGGTGGGCAGAGTAATATTCCTCCAGATGGAGTTCTAATGGGTATAAATGGGTTTAAAGAGAATTATTATGCCAATACTTCAATAGCAACAAATCCAACAACAACAAATCAAACAATTACTACGAACAACCCAGCATGGGTAAGAAAGACTGGGTCATTATTACATATATCATATTCAAATGGAAATGCTTTTGGTATTACCACAAATGGTGATTTAGTCTATTCATTTCCTTATTCCAATGTTTGGACTCCACTTGCTACACCTTATAAACTAATTAAAGTTTCATACGATGGCTATCGGAATGTTGTAGCAATAATAACTACTTCAAAATCTTTGTATCATGCAGATACAAATATTACTAGTAATCCGAATTGGATATCAAATATGTATGGCGCTAATATCACTGATGTATCCTTCTCTAATGGAAAAACATTTGCTATAGCTAATGGCACCCTTTATTCTCATGAGAATTATCGGATACCAGATAGTGGGTGGCTAACAATATCTAAACCTTCGGGTGTAACCACTCTAACGAAAGTATCATTTGATGGTTATAATAATACGATAGTTGTATTAAGCACTCCACTAACGAATGGAAATAATGTTTTTTGGGCAAATACTACAAATTCAAATTGGACTTGGACACCGCAACAAAACAGACAAACTAGTTTAAATGAAATATCCCTTTGTAATGAACGACTTTATGCTACAACAAGCACTGGTCAGATATTCTATATGAGCAATTTTAGAGATAATAGTAGTATACAGGTTATTAGCGGTACTTTAATAGAAATAAGTTTTGATATGCCAAGACTTGCTACCACAACCACTGCCCCTCCCACAACGACAGGGCCCCAAACAACCACTGCCCCTCCCACAACGACAGGGCCCCAAACAACCACTGCCCCTCCCACAACGACAGGGCCCCAAACAACCACATTAGCCCCC